GTCTATTTCGTCGTTCTCAAGGTTTATTAACCTGATAACTAAAAGAGATAAACAAATGGGCCAACTAACAAATGTCTCCTGGCGGAGATATTGAGCAGAAGGTATACCAGAGAGTTACACTCATCGCGACGCGGTAAAGCGCCCGACAAGGCTTCTCAATCTGATTCTTTAGATACTGAAGTACTTACGATGACTTGAAAACGGATCTCCATATCTTGTCCTTGATATGAAGGTTACAATTAATCTGGAATGGTTCTTTCCAGTAGCTAGCTAGGATACTAGTCGCCGACTAGGTTTCATGCTGGGGCTCAACATGAGCTATCCACCTCACCCTTTAGGGTGCCCGGGCTTCTAGGTCGCGGAGCCGCCGTCGGAGTTTATCCAACGGTGATTCTGCTTCACAAAGAGTTTCGGCATTCGAGGGTTCGTTTTGTTCCCGTTCCATATCCTCCTGAGGAGGTCCGTCCTTCCGGACAGACTTCAACTCGAGATGACATTTCACGCGCTTGGCCAATCGGGCCAGGAGAGTGGGTCGAGTAGTAGTGATTGGACAGAACTCCATGAGTTCGACGTCCAGTTCCATCTGCAAGACTCCGCAGGCAGTGTTTGCTCCGGAGGCTGAACTCGTCACCAAGGCGATAACTCCAAAATCGCTGAAACGTTCGGTAATCTGTCCGACTGATGTCGACGGATCACTGTATGTAAACAGCACATCTTGGGCTACACGATCAGTGCAGTCCAGGCTCCAAGTTTCCCAGGGGCCAAAAGGGACACTGTCCGCTAAACTTTCCAGAGCAGCGGCGGTAGGGGGGGTTGAGTTCCACAGAACAGGATGGACCGGATCATTTGCGAAGGCAAAGATCAGGCGTTCTCCCGTCGTGGTCGAGGATTGTGGACAGTAGTGAAACTTCAGTCCACGGACGCGGTATCTCGTGAAAGCACTTGCGATCAGGTCGAAAATTGGAGAGATCCAATTAGCGGCCGTCTTGGTTCCAGCGCCTGTCAACCCCATAGGGGCTGTCAGGTTCAGCTGTTCCGAGACGAAAGCTTGTGTTCCATCAAAGAGGCCATTTCCTTGAGCGGCAGTCGATATCCTTTGGACATCAGCCAAGTTAATCCGACACTTCATTCGGAGAGAATCTTTGCGTTCTCCCTGTCCGAAGTGGACGAACTGTTGGCGACTAACCGCAACGGCAACCGGAGCACCCGAGATCAGGGTGCCGGGACGAACTTGTCTCCCACTCGCCATTGGGCGAGCGGCCTTCTTCGTGTTCTTCGAAGATTGACTTGAGGATTTCTTAGGCATTTCTATACAATTAGTAGATGGTTCCAACCCTTGTAAGGGGGAAGGACTGTTCATCTTGTTGGACTCCTGGTTCCCGGAGTGAGCTTAGCTTATCTCACCCTCTTTGCAGTGACGCACATCAGGTCACGCGAAAACCCCCCAGTTGCTTTGGGGTGGAGCTGCTCCGTGCAGTCTCTCGGCATTTTGTTTAGCACGTAAATATTTACGCCCGATTGTAGACCCACATTCCCGCCTAAAGGAACGCAGTCTCCCTCTGATCAGGAGGACAAACGGACAACGTTTTGGGCACGGTCTGGTCAGACCGCCAACAAGACCCACTAGTGAAGGATTCTCTTCTTCACCTGATCGGCTCGGTTTAACGACATGAACTGGTCGGGCGCTAGTGCGACGCTAAAGCCCCTGGAGATCATTCCAGGGCACGGTCCCTCCTTCCTCTGTATCCATAGTTAATCTAGTCTGGTGAAACTCGGCCCAAAAGGGCCAGAGTACCCGAGAACTCTCGGCTGTTGAAACGGCTCTGGAAGTCGTCTCTTCTGCTGGAACTGGTGCGAGTCGCACCGGGTCCATCAATCGTAGTGATTTCTGCTCGATCAGATGACCGAGCGGAAGTGGCCTTTGAATGGCCTCCAGATGTCCTACGTTGATTGAGTGTTCAGCTCTCATTGCCTGACTGATTGTGATACTGGTCTCGATCCCTGAGATTGGAGTTACCCCCATACCCCCAAGAACCTTTGGGATGAACAAGTTCCGACCCCTCGTCTCTCGAGACAAGTCCTCTCTGTGCATACAACAGTAAGTCTTGAAGACATCTGCCTGTTTCCCAGGCAAAGCCCCCTTGACCACCTCGTCGATCACTGCCGAGAGTGGGTGTTCCTTGACCTCATCTTCCGAACCAACTTTTCCGAGGACTTTATGCTGACCATTGAGTAGGCCAACATTCAAGAATTTAATCTCCCAAGGAGTCGATTTCTCGATCCTTAGGTCCATATCCACAGACGTCGAATTGACGTTTGCGTACCTTGGATGAATGTAGGCTTTACCGGGTGACATCTCCAGACCGACTCTCTTACCGAGAATCTTATGGAGCTCCCACTCTTCTACAGAGCCAATATACAGCATGTCGTCCCCGTTGATAAGAACCGAGTCTAACAGTGCCTTCGGGGGAGCCCATTCATGGGTTCGACCCCTCACTGTCAGATACAGTCCCAAGTTAGCGAGACAAAGAACCGGGAAACTAAGCACCGACCCCATGAGCTGGCCATTCTGCTGATCTACGTCTGGAAGTTGCTTACCAGCAACCTTAGGGTATTGCACCTTGTGAGGAGCAAGAACCGAAAGCATCATATTGTAAAGGAAAGGGTTCTCTAGGTAGAGATTTCCCAAAAGTTCCTTCATGATTTCCGAAGACAAACGAGCAGAAAGACCGTCCGTAGCCGCCGAGTAATCGATACTCAACCACTGGGAAGTGGTCGTGTCCAAGTACTGGCGACTAGAATGAACCAGATCTGAAAGATCCGGGACATCGAGTGGACGCCCAATAAGCCGGAAGCAGCTCAGCTTCCGCATCGCACCATGGAGAACAAGCTGTACACGCTTGGCGAGATAGTATGGGATTGATTCCCCCTTACTGATAGTCCGAACCTTGAAAGGCTCCAGGACCGCCTCTACCTTCGCGACAAGTCGCCTGACTTTGCCGAAAGTAGATATCTCACGCTCAAAGACCTCCTGAAGGTCCTCAAGTTCTCCAAAGTGAGCCCGGCACTCTTCCACGTCATGGAAGAGAAGACCAAATGGTCCCCGCACCGGGTGACCGGACTCACTAGCTCCAAAGAATTGTTCCTTCCCGCGAAGCCCCCCATCGCTGATAAGCATCCTCAAGTGTCCTGCTTGACCGCCAGTCTTACGACTGGACTCCAAACTGGCCGATTCACTAGCCTTGTGAATCTCCCGCCCCGGATTTCGAAAGAAATCCGAGAGTTCTTGTTTGAGTATCTTACGCAGCTTAGAGAGCGTTGGATTTAGTCTTTCCATAACTTCATCCAATAGCTCATCCGAGCCTTCGCAACCCTCCCGTAAGGGATCGGGCATTTCCATCTGACGTCTGTGTTTCTCGAAGTTTTCAAAAACAATATCGGAAGACACAGGGAGCGCCGCTCGTTTCGACTGAAGAAAAGAATACCAAAGGTGCGTATTCTTCCTTGAGTAGGAAAACAAGCGAGGCTTCGCCCATCGCCAGAATTTTCCACTGTAGTGGAAAGTTGAATCTGCAGCTGGTGGCTCCTCGTTTCTGAGGTACTTCGCCATTGGCCAAAGAGTCATGTACTTTGCCCTTTTCAGGAAAATTCCTTCATCGCTAACCCTGAGGAAAGCCTCTCCTTGTTCTCGGAAAGACTTCACAACCTCAAAGGGCGCGGCATGGTGTCTCAGTACCAAACTGACACCGTGGAGGAACGCGGAGACTCGATCTGTCTCCACTTGAACCCTTGCAACTTTAACGTCCTGGTTCCGCGTGGACGGCCGGCTTAAATCGCCTGGCTGTGTTACTCGTGAATGCTCACTCGTTAAATTCATAGTGCTTTTGTAACAGTTGTTAAATCAACTATGTCGACACTTCAGTTTCTTATTGCAAATAGAAAAC